CCTATATTTTTCTCCGGGGGAATTTTCTGGGGGGTCGCTCAGCCTATCGAGGGCGCCTAAGCAGGGACCGAGGGTTAGTGTCCACTACTCCGGGTTGGTGAGCCGGGGCTCCTTTCAAGGATTCTCGGTCTCTTCTTAGACGTCTTCGAAAGTAGGGCAAAACTAAGTAGAAAGGAGGTCTTTACTATTGGCCACTAAAGAGAAACCATCTGCAAACACCGTTAGAAAGAGACCTCCGGCGACAACACCTGAGGCTCGAGTGAATCAATTGGGCGCGTTAGCCTATGATTTAGCTGAAAAACAGTTGCGTGATGGAACTGCAAGCTCCCAAGTCATTACACAATTTCTTAAAGCGGTTTCGCCTAAAGAAAAACTCGAGAATGAAATTTTGGAGAAGCAGAAAGAATTAATAACTGCAAAAACAGAATCAATCCAATCTGCTAAACGAGTAGAAGAGCTGTACATTAATGCTCTTAATGCGATGCGTACTTATACGGGAGCATCACGAGGTGACGAAGATGATTAAAACCTATAGAGCTCTTCGTCGTCTTCGAACTTTCGAAGATCGATTTGAGTATTTGAAACTTGGAGGCGTTGTTGGAAAATCAACCTTTGGTTTTGAACGTTATCTAAACCAAGTGTTTTACAAATCAGGAGAATGGCGAGCGTCAAGAACCGGGATTATTATTCGTGATAACGGTTGTGATTTAGCCATCGAAGATCGTGAAATTTTCGGTCGCCTCATCGTACATCACATAAATCCAATAACTATAGAAGACATTGAACGTGGTGCTGATTGTTTGTTCGATCCCGATAACCTTATATGCACTTCTCACAACACAAGTGAAGCAATTCACTATGGTGATGCATCATTATTATTGTGTCTTCCAAAAGAACGTAGGAAAGGAGATACCCATTTATGGAAAGCATTCTAACATCGATAAAAAAGCTTTTAGGAATTGAGGCTTCCGATACGAGCTTTGATAACGACATTGTAATGTTTATAAATGGTGCATTAAGTAATCTAACTCAACTTGGGGTTGGACCTAGCACTGGTTATAAAATTACAGGAGCCACTGAAGTCTGGACGGCGTTTTTAGGCACTACGCGATTTGATCTCGAGTCGGTTAAGTCGTATGTGTATCTTAAAGTTCGACTCATTTTCGATCCTCCGCAAGTTTCCTATTTAGTGGATGCAATAAAAACGCAAATAGCAGAACTTGAGTGGCGGATAAACGTGCAAGTGGAAGGAGGAACCGTGTAATGAGCAACGAGGTACAAGTAAAAAATGACTTAGCTCATTTTGGAGTTTCGGGAATGAAATGGGGAGTCAGAAAAGGAAGTTCTTCGGGGAGCGCAAAAAAGACCTCAGGATCAGAAGACTATCAGAGCGCGCAGTCTTTAAAAAAGAAAGGTTCAAAAAATCTTTCCACAAAAGAACTGAAAGACTTAACTCAGCGTATGCAACTAGAACAGCAATACAAAAATCTGGACCCAGGAAAATACAAAAAAGGAATGGACGTTGTAAAAGCAATAACCGCGGCAGGAACGACTGTTGCCTCTTTGTATGCCCTGTCAAAGACTCCACTAGCACAAGACATAATCAAGGCGATGTCTAAAGCGGAAGTGGGGTAATCTTATGGGATTATCAAATACCGCTACCCCGAAGTATTATGCTCAATTTAGAGAAGAGGTATTAAAAGGAAACATTCCTGTCTGCAAAGAAATCTCTTTGGAGATGAATCGTATTGATAGTCTAGTTGAAAATAGAGGCGTCTATTACGATGAAGATGCAGTTGAGGGATTTATTCAGTTCTGTGAACATGAGCTAACTCTTACGGACGGAGCCGATTTGATACTCCTAGACACATTCAAACTGTGGGCCGAGCAAGTTTTTGGTTGGTATTACTTTGTTGAGCGAAGCGTCTATGAGCCAAATACAGATGGTCATGGTGGTAAATACGTACGTAAGATGCTTAAAAAACGCTTAATAAATAAGCAGTATTTAATCGTTGCTCGTGGTGCTGCCAAGTCAATGTACGGTTCGTGTATCCAGAATTACTTTCTAAATGTTGATACTTCGACAACACATCAAATAACCACTGCCCCAACAATGAAACAAGCAGACGAAGTTATTTCCCCAATTCGGACTTCTGTTACGCGCTCACGCGGGCCACTTTTCCAATTCTTAACCGAAGGTTCTATTCAGAATACGACTGGTTCTAAAGCAAATCGGGTTAAATTAGCATCAACTAAAAAAGGAATTGAAAACTTTCTTACCGGATCATTACTGGAAATTCGTCCGATGTCAATTGATAAGCTTCAAGGTCTTCGCCCTAAAGTTGCTACTGTAGACGAGTGGCTTTCTGGAGATATAAGAGAAGATGTTGTTGGCGCAATTGAACAAGGAGCTTCAAAGCAGGACGATTATCTTATAATTGCTATGAGTTCAGAAGGAACGGTTCGTAACAGTTCTGGCGATACAATTAAGATGGAACTCATGAATATTCTTAAAGGCGAGTACCTAAACCCGCATGTATCTATTTGGTATTATCGATTAGACGATGTGTCTGAGGTATCTAATCCCGCCATGTGGCCTAAAGCCAACCCTAATATTGGTAAGACGGTCACGTACGAAACGTATCAACTTGATGTTGAAAGAGCTGAAAATGCTCCAGCAACAAGAAACGATATACTTGCAAAACGATTTGGAATTCCAATGGAAGGCTATACCTATTTCTTTACCTATGAAGAGACATTACCGCATAGAAGAAGGGATTTCTGGTCTATGCCTTGTGCATTGGGTGCCGATCTTTCGCAGGGAGACGATTTCTGTGCCTTTACTTTTCTATTTCCTTTACCTGGAGGAACCTTTGGAATTAAAACGAGGTGTTACATATCATCGCTAACTCTCATGAAACTTCCAGGGGCAATGCGAATTAAGTATGACCAATTTGTTGAAGAAGGTTCTTTAATGGTTCTTGAATGTACTGTTCTCGACATGATGGACGTGTTTGAGGATCTTGACAAATTTATTCAAGACTCTCAGTATGATGTTCGTTGTTTTGGCTTTGACCCATATAACGCCAAAGAGTTCGTTACAAGATGGGAAGCAGAAAATGGGCCTTTTGGAATTGAAAAGGTTATTCAGGGGGTTAAAACAGAATCTGTTCCTCTTGGTGAACTAAAAACCCTTTCTGAAGAACGCATGCTCGTATTTGATCAAGATCTAATGTCATTTGCTATGGGCAATGCAATCACTCTTGAGGATACAAACGGAAATCGTAAACTTTTGAAGAAGCGGTATGAGCAAAAAATAGACAGTGTTGCCGCTTTAATGGACGCTTGGATTGCGTACAAACTTAACAAAGAAACGTTTGAATAATATTTTTAAAAAGGAGAATAAAAATGAATAACTTAACCGCTCATGAAAAAAAAGAACTTAACAATGTATCTCAGCAGAGAAGTGTATCGGTTCTTCTTGGTGACATAGTTGATGAAATTATCGATGCGACAGGCGTCAATGGAACACCCGTAAACGCTGAGGCAGCTACTGAAACTTTGGATGTAACCGGCGTTGTTATTGATGGCGAAACTGTAAGTATTGATAATCCGGCAGTAGTCGGAGTCGATGTGTATGAGTTTCTTGCTGATGTCGAACAGACAAAGTCAGATCCGGATAACATTGCTGTCGATATTTCTGGAGACGTATCCTTCTCAACCGGTACGCTCACAATGGACACGCAGCCAACGTCAGGCAATACTGTAACTATTGGAATTACGGTTTATACCTTTGTTCCTGTAGGGACTGCAAATGCTGATGGCGAAGTTTCTGTTGGAGCCGATCTTGCTGGTGCGCAGGCGGCACTTGTTGCCGCAATAAACGGAACTGATGGTATAAACACTCCGCATCCCCTTGTTGAAGCTGGCGATTTTGCTGCTGACGATTGCATAATCACTGCCTTGGTAGGCGGAACGTCTGGCGACGCTATTGATACTACCGAAACCTTTACCGCAGTAACAAATGTGTTCGCTTCTGGTACCCTTGGTGCTGGAGCTGATTGCACAGCGGCCAATGCAATTACTGCTCTTGTTGCCGCTATTACGGCCGGAGATACTCAGAACGTAGGTGCGGCCGATGGCGCTGGTGATACCGTGGTTCTTACTTCAGATGTTGCTGGCGTCATAGGTAATGCAATTGAAATTGCCGAAACAATGGCACATGCCGCTTATGTGGCTGACGCTACAGAGTTAAGTGGCGGTGTAGATGGTACCGTTTCTGCTGGAGCGGCCATTATGATTGACGCCTCATATCTTTATGCGACGCCGGTTGAAAACACAACAGCTGATGCTAATTGGCGCCGAATTTCTCTTGGAAGTGTTTATTAACGGCAATTAACGTTACCATTAGAAAGGAGGTGCTATGATTGGACGACAATTTAATTCATTTCGGTGTAATCGGCCAGAAATGGGGAGTCAGAAGAACAGAAGCACGCCTTGCACGGCAAGAGAAGAAAGATCTCAACTGGGCAAAAACAAAAGGGGCCAAAGTTACATCTAAAATTCAGAAATCAGTTCAGAAGGACATGAATTCGTATGAAAAAACAGAACTTTCTGGTCAATCAGCTGTAAATAAATCTGGAAAGTTGAGCGCATCATACGTAAATCAGTATAACAAGAAGCTTGCTGACTTAATGAATGAAAAAGTTGGAAATGTTCAAGCACCTTCTGGAAAAGTTATTAGATACATCGCCAAACGAGGACAAGTTGGTGTACACACCGCGTTGGCGGATCAGGAATATAACATGGCCCAAGTTAAAAATGGTGTAAACGCTTCTGGCCGCATAGCTTATAAAAAAGAGGTTTTAACGAAAGGATAGGAGGTGATCCGGTTGGCCGAATCAGTAGGCACAAGAATTAAACATGCGTGGAACGCTTTTAAAAACCGAGATCCTACCGAATATCAGGACCCTCGAGAATTAGGCTATGCCTCTTCAAGACGACAGGATCGCGTCCGGCTGCATATAACAAATGAACGATCTATTATTATATCGGTTTATAACCGAATAGCTTTAGATGTTTCTGCTGTATCTATTCAACACGTTAAAGTAGATACAAATGACAGATTTGAAACAGTAGTTGAGGATGGTCTTAACTACTGTTTAACTTCTGAAGCAAATATTGATCAGACAAGTCGAGCGTTTATCCAAGACATTGTCATGTCAATGTTTGACGAGGGAGTGGTGGCCGTTGTTCCTGTCGACACTACAATAAATCCTAAACTTTCTGGTGCATATGATATCCAAACAATGCGTACAGGAAGAGTAATTGGCTGGTACCCAAAGCATATACGAGTAAGACTATATAACGATAATACTGGTGTTCAGGAAGAGATTACATTACCAAAAAGTATGGTAGGCATTATCGAAAATCCTTTGTTTTCAGTTATGAATGAGCCAAATAGCACCTTAAAGCGATTGTTGAAAAAGCTCGCCATTCTGGACGCAATCGATGAACAAAGTGGTGCTGGGAAACTCGATATCATAATTCAACTTCCGTTTGTAATAAAGACCGAAGCTCGTAGGGAGCAAGCTGAGAAGCGTAGAAAAGATATTGAAATGCAGCTTTCTGGAACAAAATACGGAATCGCCTATACGGATGGAACGGAACGAATAACTCAACTTAATCGTCCTGCTGAAAATAACCTTATGTCGCAGATTCAGTATCTAACGAGTATGCTGTATAGCCAGTTAGGATTAACCGAGGATGTGTTTACAGGTAAAGCAGATGAGGCAACAATGTTGAATTATAACAACCGAACCGTCGAGCCAATTGTATCGGCAATAGTTGATGAATTTAAGAGAAAGTTTCTTACAAAAACTGCTCGGACTCAAAGACAATCAATAATGTATTTTAGAGATGCTTTTAGTCTTGTTCCTGTTAACGAGTTGGCGGATGTCGCCGATAAATTTACAAGAAATGAGATATTATCATCAAACGAAATGCGTGCAATTATTGGTTATAAACCATCCATAGACCCTCGGGCAGATGAACTACGGAATAAAAACTTAAACGCATCAGATAATACGAGCTCAACTGAGACGCCCGCAGACGATGCGAAAAAAAAGAAAGGGGACTAATCAAATGGCGGATATTAAATATGATTTTAGTGGGTACGCCACTAAGAGTGGTCTTAAATGCTCTGATGGGCGAACAATTCTCAAAGATGCGTTTAAGCACCAGGATGGTCAAACGGTACCTCTCGTTTGGCAGCACTTGCACAATGAACCTTCGAACGTTCTTGGGCACGCGATTCTTGAAAATCGTGAGGATGGGGTGTACTGTTATGGTACATTCAATGACACGGAAGCCGCTCAAACGGCAAAATCTCTCGTCTCTCATGGTGATATTTCTTCGCTTTCAATCTATGCAAATCAACTGGAAGAGAAAGCAAAGAACGTAATTCATGGTTCTATTCGGGAGATTAGTTTAGTTCTTGCTGGAGCAAACCCCGGAGCTTGGATTGATAATCTAAGTTTTGCTCATAGCGATGGCTCGGAGACTCCGGTTGAAGACGAGGCTATTTATTCGTCCGGAGAAGGACTTAGCCACGCCGATACGCCACCGGCAAAAGAAGATCCAATGGCAAACGATACGCGTACCGTTGCCGAAGTATTTGACACGCTTAATCCCGAGCAGAAAACCGTTGTTTATGCCATGATCGCGCAGGCGCTTGGTGATAACGAGATGGCTTCTTCTGCGGTTGAGCATGCCGATGGGGTCACAGCAATTCAGGAGCTGTTCGATGCGCTTAGCGATGAACAGAAAACGACCGTGTACGGGGCAATGACTCATGCAATCGAGAAGACAAATCCCGAGGACGACCTTAAACATTCTAATAATGAAGGAGATTCAATCATGAAGAAAAATGTATTTGATCAGACGACTGATACCGAAAAGAAGAACGTTCTGAGCCACGATCAACTGGCTACCATCGTCGCCGATGCCCAGCGTTGCGGTTCGCTTAAGAATAGCTTCTTGCAGCACGCCACAGAGTATGGGTTCGATCCCATCGATGTCCTGTTCCCAGATGCAAAGTATACAAACACCAATGGGCCGGAAGTAATTAAACGCGAGGACACATGGGTTACCACGCTTCTCGCTGAATGCACTCACACTCCGTTTTCAAGAATTAAAACGGCCGTTGCAAACATTACTGCGGACGAAGCAAGAGCAAAAGGTTACGTTACTGGCGCTCTGAAGAAAGAGCAAATCATTCCGTTGCTTAAGAGAACAACTACTCCGACAACGGTCTATAAGAAACAGAAACTTGACAGAGACGATGTTGTCGATATCACAGATTTCGACGTAGTTATCTGGCTGAAGGCCGAAATGCGCGGAATGCTTAACGAGGAACTTGCTCGTGCAATTCTTATCGGCGACGGCCGAGATGCTTCCGACGAAGACAAGATCAATGAAGGCAACATCCGCCCAATCATCACCGACAATGCCGATGTGTACATCCACAGAGCTTCCGTGGCTGACGATGCAACTGCCGATGAGATCATCGATGAGTTCATTCGTGTCAGAAAGTACTATAAAGGTTCTGGAAATCCGACCCTTTATACCGGAACTGATTTGCTGACCGACATGCTGCTTATCAAAGACACACTCGGCCGTCGCATCTACAAAGATGTTGCTGAACTGGCCTCTGTTCTTCGCGTAAGCAAGGTTGTCGAAGTTGAGTTGATGAATGGCGCCACTCGTGAAGTAAGCGAAGGCGTATTCAATACCATTCTCGGTATTGTTGTCAACATGCGCGACTATACAATCGGCGCCGATAAAGGCGGTCAGGTATCCATGTTCGACGACTTTGACATTGACTACAATCAGTACAAGTATCTGATTGAAACTCGTGTCTCTGGCGCTCTTACTCGTCCGAAATCTGCTCTTATCGTGGAGAAACTTCCGGCGGTTATCTAACCGTAATTTCCTTCAAAATAGGAGCTCATAGAAAGTGAGGTAAACTATGGCAAAGTTTTATGGAAAAGTCGGTTATGCTGTTACAACAGAAACCGCGCCGGGGGTGTTCACTGAACAAATCACTGAGCGAAATTACTCAGGCGATGTTATCAGAAACGTCAGCAAAGTCCAGGGTGGCGAAAATCTGAATGACAATCTTACTGTTGATAACAAGTTAAGCATTGTCGCCGATCCTTTTGCCTATGAGAACTTCTATTCTATGAGATATGTAAGCTGGATGGGGGCTCTTTGGAAAATTTCATCGGTAGAAGTTATGAGACCCCGTCTAGTCTTAACAGTTGGAGGTGTCTATAATGGCGAGTCGACTTGATCTGCAAGATCTTCTACAAACTCTTATAGGAGTGCGCATTGACGAAGAACCAAATGTGTACTTTCAACCTCCAAGCACGGTTAAGATGAACTATCCATGTATTGTGTATTCTCGCAATTCCGCAAATACGCAGTTTGCAAACGATAGCCCATATCTTCACAAAATTCGATATCAGATACTTGTTATCGATAAAAATCCGGATAGTGTTATTCCGGAAAAGGTTGCGATGCTTCCGATGTGTTTGTTTGATAGACATTATACAGCGGACAATCTCAATCACGATGCCTATAATCTTTATTATTAAGGAGGACCTAAAATGAAACTTGTTTGGGATGAAACCGGTAATCGGTTTTATGAAACTGGTGTAAAGAACGGAGTTCTGTATCCTCAGAACTCGTCTGGTCTTTATCCTGTTGGCGTCGTATGGAACGGTTTGACTGCGGTTACGGAAAGTCCTTCCGGCGCTGAAGCAACACCGGTTTATGCCGACGACATTAAATATCTTAATCTCATTTCCGCCGAGGAATTCGGTGCCACAATCGAAGCTTACACATATCCGGATGAATTTGCGGTTTGTGATGGCTCCGATGAAATTGCAACGGGTGTTGTTATTGGCCAGCAGAAGAGAAAAGCCTTTGGTCTTTGTTATCGTACCGTTCTTGGAAATGATATTGATGGCGAGGATTATGGCTACAAATTGCATCTTATCTATGGAGCCATGGCTGCACCTTCTGAGAAAGGCTATCAGACGATCAATGATTCTCCTGAAGCGATCACTTTCTCATGGGAAGTATCTACTACTCCTGTAACCGTATCGGGATTTAAACCAACGGCGTCGTTGACAATCGATTCTACAAAGGTAGATCCTACAACGCTGGCCGCATTGGAAGAAATTCTATACGGAACATCTGGCGCGGACCCATATCTTCCGCTTCCTGATGAGATTGCAACGCTCTTTGCCGCACCTACTCCTAGCGCAGTGGCACTTTCTTCTATCGTTCCCGATGATGATACGATAGACATCGCTATTGATTCCACAATCGTGCTTACCTTTAACAACGAAATTCTTCGTGAAGCCGTTGTTATTACAGAAGCAGACGGAACAATCGTAACTGGAGCAAAAGCGTGGGATGCAACTGGAAAGATTCTTACGTTTACTCCAACTTCCAATTTGGACAATAGCACCGTGTATCTTGTCACGGTCGGCGGCGTAGTCGACATCTACAATCAGTCACTTGCCTCGGTTGTTAAGAACTTTATGACTGTGGCATAAACGGCCCGTATGTAAAATGGGGCCCTCTGAAAAATGGGGGCTCCACTTTTTAAAATTGAAAGGAGAAACACCATGTTAAAAAAGACTATTACGTATACTGATTACGATGGAAATCAGAGGACGGAGGATTTTTACTTTAACCTCAACAAAGCCGAACTTACCCAAATGGAACTTTCTCACGACGGCGGACTGGTAAAAACGATTAATAAAATCGTTGCTACTCAGGATGCAAAGCGAATTGTTGAGATCTTTAAGGATTTGATCCTAAAGGCTTATGGTGAGAAATCTCCTGATGGGAAAAGATTTATAAAATCTTCTGAACTTCAGGATGGTTTTGCTCAAACAGAGGCATATAGCGAGCTGTTTATGGAGTTGGCGACAAATGCCGACGCCGCGGCTTCGTTTGTAAATGGAATTACTCCGCCCGTTCCTGCCGGAAGTTCTATTCCTGCTCCACCGGCACATAACTAAGTTTGATTAGGGAGGCCAAGAGATGCTTAAAGTGACGATTCCTTCAATCGAGCAATACGATGAGGCGAAAAGTGAATTTATCACCTCTAAAGAGATAGTATTGCAATTAGAGCACTCTTTGGTCTCCCTTTCAAAGTGGGAGGCTCGATGGTGCAAACCTTTTTTATCTAAAGAAGAAAAAACCATCGAGGAAACTCTCGATTATATTTCTTGCATGACGATTACACAGAATGTTGATCCATCAGTATACTCTTTTATACCAACAGAGATAATTCAACAAGTTAACACATATATTCAAGCACCAATGACGGCAACGGTTATTGCTCATCAGAAACGAAATGGTAGTCGTGAAATAATCACTGCTGAAATTATATACTATTGGATGGTTGCTTTAAATATTCCATTTGAGTGCCAAAAGTGGCATTTAAATCGGTTATTGATGTTTATTAACGTGTGCAACATAAAAGCAAATCCTCCAAAAAAGATGAGCAAAAAAGAATTGATGGCTAGAAATTCTGCGTTGAATAGCGCACGAAGAAAGTCACTAAATACGAAAGGATGATGAAGGCATGGCAGATCCTAAATGCGAGGCTACAAAAGCTGGTCTTATTCCGCCTTCCGATCCAAAAGAATTTGAGAACTGGAGAAAAACTTTAGATCCAGATTCTATGGGTTTCGATGGCGCAGAAGTAGGTGATTTGGATAATGTTGACAGTTAAAAAAGTCTTAACCCCGTATAACTTTTCTGATAGAAATGATATACGACGAATTAAATATATAGTAATCCATTATTTTGGGTCGTTAGGTTCAGCGAAAGCCGTTGCAAATTATTTTGCGTCGGCTTATAGAGGCGCCTCTGCCCATTATGCTTTGGATGAAGGGCCAATCGTGTATCAAAGCGTTGAGGACGAAGATGTTGCTTGGCATTGCGGAACAAGTGGAACATACTTTCATGCTGAATGCCGGAATAGTAACAGTCTAGGTATCGAAGTTCGACCGTATAAGATTAACACTGCAAGATCTGCATATGCGTCGGACACCGATTGGTATTTCACAGATGAGATTATTGCAAACCTTGCAATTTTAGTGAAGTATCTAATGAAAAAGTATGGAATCGATTCGGATCATGTTATACGTCATTACGACGTAACGCATAAGTATTGTCCTCGTCCGTACATGGGCGATGACATAAACACGTACCATAAAGTATCTGGTAATACGATGTGGGCGCGGTTTAAAACTCTGCTTATAACAGAAGAAAGTGAGGACGAAGACGTGGATTTTGCAAATCTTACAGACGAGCAGATAGATGCGCTAATGGCGCGTATGAATAAACGACTTGCTGCGCTTCCAGTTTCGACTTACGCAAAAGAGTCAAGTGAAAAAGCCGTTAAAAGTAAACTGTTCTCAGATGGCGATAGCGACGGAATGGTTGATAATCCTCAGGGTTTTGCTCGCCGTCAAGAATTAGCTACGGTTTTTAACCGTGCAGGATTGCTTGATAAACAGTACTGATTAACGTCAATAGGAGTGACTAATATGATTATAATCAGGCATAGTGGAAACTTCTCCAACACAGAACGGTTTTTAAAGAAAGCCAGTAGCCTTAGTTATCTACAACTACTAGATAAGTATGGCCGAGCTGGAGTTGCCGCCCTTGCTTCAGCCACTCCTATTGACTCCGGTTTAACCGCAGATTCTTGGAGCTATGAAATAATAAGTTCAAGAAATTCATACCAAATAATTTGGAAAAACTCTAATGTAGTCAACGGAGTAGCAATCGCAATACTCTTACAATATGGGCACGGCACGAGAAATGGCGGTTTTGTTCAAGGCCGCGATTACATAAACCCCGCAATGAAACCTATCTTTGATAAATTGGCGGAGGAAGCCTGGAGGGAGGTAAGTACTCTATGAGTAGTGTCGATAAACGCGTCGTAGAGATGGAGTTTAATAACAAACAATTTGAAAGTAATGTCCAGACAAGTCTTAAGTCATTAGATAATCTTAAAAAAGGTTTAGATTTAGACGGCGCATCTAAAGGGTTATCTAATCTTGATAAAGTTGGGCGCTCTTTCTCTCTCGCGGGAATTGCTAACGGGGTAGATACTATCGCGGGAAGATTTACTACTCTTGGCATTATAGGCGTTACCGCCCTTCAGAACATTACTAACTCGGCAATTGAGGCTGGAAAACGAATAGTGTCCGCTTTAACTATAGATCCAATCATGAGCGGCTTTTCCGAATACGAGCTCAAAATGGGATCAATTCAAACAATCATGGCCGGTTCCGGAGAATCTTTAGCGACGGTTAATAAATATTTGAATGAATTGAATACGTATTCAGATAGAACTATATATTCATTTTCTGACATGACTTCGAACATTGGTAAATTTACTAATGCCGGCGTTAAATTAAGCGATGCTGTAAGTGCAATTCAGGGTATTTCTAATGCCGCCGCTGTTGCTGGAGCCAATTCAAATGAAGCTTCTCGAGCAATGTATAACTTTGCTCAGGCAATTTCTGCTGGGTATGTAAAATTACTTGACTGGAAATCAATTGAGCTTGCAAACATGGCAACCGTTGAATTTAAGAATCAATTAATTGAGTCGGCAGTAGCCGCCGGAACATTAACGGCAACTACCGATGGATTATACAAAACATTAAACGGGACAGTCATTAGCGCAACTAAAAACTTTAATGACTCCTTGCAAGACCAATGGATGACAACTGATGTTCTAATCGGTACGCTGGCTAAGTATTCAGATGAAACTACTGAAATTGGAAAAAAAGCTTATGCCGCGGCACAAGACATTAAGACCTTTTCTCAGCTATTTGACACACTTAAAGAAGCCGCTCAATCCGGTTGGGCATCAACATGGGAACTGCTTATTGGTGATTTTGAAGAAGCTAAAGCGTTACTAACCGATATTAACAATGTAATTGGAACATTTATTGGCGCGTCGGCAGATGCCAGAAACTCAATGATTCAAACGTGGAAAGATCTCGGTGGTCGTACTGCTTTAATTGAGGCACTAGGTAATGCATTCAAAGGACTTGTAAGTTTTGTAACGCCAATTAACCAAGCGTTTCGAGAGATATTCCCAAAAACAACTGGCGAGCAACTTTTCAGTATGACCGAAGCTTTAAAAACATTGACTGAAAAGTTTACGCTTAGCGAAACAACATCTAATAATCTGAAACGAACCTTTAAAGGCTTATTTGCGATTTTAGATATTGGAAAACAAGCATTTATGGCAATAGTTGGAGTAGCTGGAGAGTTAGTATCAGCAATACTTCCAGCTGGAGACGGCTTATTATCTTTTACTGGAAACATAGGGGATTGGCTTGTTGCTTTAGATGAGTCAATTAAGAAATCTGGAATTTTTGTTATCGCCGTTGAAAAAATTGGAGCGTTTATAACAAAAGTTGTAGACGGAATGAAAGTTGCGGTTTCTGCTATAATAGAGGTTTTTCAGTCATTTAAAAATGTCGATCTTAGCGGAGTAGATTCGTTTACTGAAAAGTTAAAGATTCGGTTTGAACCGTTTGGCAAATTAGCCGAATTTATTGCAACAACCTTTGGAAATACCTTAACTATTTTAAAAAAGGTTGCTCCATTATTTGTTAAATTAGCAAGTATGCTTGGCGACGCTTTTGTTAAACTTCAAGAAAAAATTATTGGAGGGCTCGATAACACGCAATTTAATTCAGTATTTGATTTGATAAATAGCGTGTTACTTGGCGGGATTCTTATAGGGCTTAAGAAGTTTGTTAAATCATTAACCGGTATTACCGATGAAGCCGGAGGGTTTCTTAAAGGAATTACCGGTATTCTTGATGGCGTAAAAGGTAGTCTCCAAGCGTATCAATCAAGTTTGAAAGCGAACACCCTACTTAAGATCGCAATTGCTATTGCTATATTAGCGGCAGCTCTGATTGCATTGTCGCTCATCGATTCAGACAAATTAACAGTAGCCTTAGCCGCGATGACCACAATGTTTGTTGAACTGTTTGGTTCAATGGCTATATTTGACAAAATAATAGGCAGTTCTGGTTTTAAATCCATGGGTAGAGTTACAACCGCAATGATCGGTCTATCTATCGCGGTTCTAATACTTTCGATTGCTATGGGAAAATTAGCTAAATTGGATTGGGAAGGAATCGAGAAGGGGCTTGTTGCTGTCGGGGCATTAATGGCTATGATGGTTACAGCTGCAAAAACATTATCTAGCAATTCTGGAAGCGTTATTAAAGGGGCACTTGGTTTTATTTTATTTGCAGTAGCAATCAACGTTTTAGCTACTGCTGTAGAGAGACTAGGTGCAATCGATATTGTTTCGTTATCTAAAGGCTTAGTCGCAGTTGGAGTTCTTATGACCGAACTCGCGTTGTTTATGAAGGTCACAGATCTTAGTGGTATGGGAATTGCAAAAGGAATAGGAATTCTTCTACTTGCCACGTCACTTCTCATATTAACAAGCGCGGTTAAGAAGTTAAGCGAAATTGACATTGGAGCCTTAGCCAAAGGTTTGGGCGCAATAGGCGTGCTATTAACCGAATTAGCCTTATTTGTTAACCTAACTGGAGGGGCCAAAAATGTAATATCTACGGCAATTGGGTTAACAATTCTTGGAGCGGCGATGCTTATATTTGCCGTTGCTTTAGAAAAGATGGGGAGTATGCCCCTTGAGCAAATAGGTAAAGGGTTATTAACCATGGCAGGGACGTTAGCGGCAATAACGTTAGCGGTAAATTTAATGCCAAAGAATATGGTGGCAATAGGGTTAGGAATGATCGGAATCGCCACAGCCATGTTAATTCTCTCAAACGCATTACTTACTATGGGCGGAATGTCATGGGAAGAAATAGCAAAAGGTCTTATTGTTCTGGCTGGTTCATTAAGTATAATTGCCGTAGCAATGCAATTTATGACTTCTGCTCTTCCAGGCGCAGCCGCATTACTCGTTATATCAGTAGCATTAACTGTTCTATCAAAAGTCCTAAAGACGTTGGGCGGAATGTCCTTATCTGAGATAGGTAAAGGACTTCTTGCTCTAGTTGGATTATTTGTAGTTCTTGGTGCTGCTGGATTACTTTTAGCGCCACTTACTCCTGTATTGCTTGGTTTATCGGCCGCTGTATTATTACTAGGTGTTGGTATGTTGGCAATGGGAGCGGGTTTATTACTATTTTCAACCGGTTTAACGGCCTTAGCTGTTGCTGGAACGGCTGGTGTAGTAGCATTAGTAGCCATAGTAACTGCTATAATTGGGCTAATCCCCATGATCCTTGAGCAAATCGGATTAGGAATCATAGCATTTGCTGGCGTTATTACTGCTGGAATGCCGGCTATTATGGAAGCTATAGGCGCACTGTTTGCGGGAATAATTCAACTACTTGGTGAATTAACTCCTCCTCTTATAGAAACCGTTTTAAATTTCATTCTTGAACTCCTTGTAAAGCTTGTTGAATATGTTCCGCAATTTGTGGATGCAGGAATGAAGATAATTATTGGTTTCTTAGAAGGAATAGCAAACAATATTTCTGGAGTTGTTAAAGCGGGTATTGATATTGTCTTAAATTTCTTAGATGGTATTGCCCAGAAGATTCCGGATATTATTGACATGGCATTCAAACTTATAATTTCGTTTATCAATGGCCTTGCTGACGCTATACGCAATAACTCAAATGCTATATTTGATGCTTGCGAAAATTTAATTGATGCTATTGTTGATGCTTTAGCCTCACTTCTTGGAAGACTTCCCGAAGTTGGTATGAACATTGTCAATGGGTTGATTGATGGCGTAAAAAGTATGGGCAAAGCATTAATCAAGGCGGCAAAAGGCGTTGTACAAGGCGCTATTGATGGGGCGAAGAAGTTACTAGGTATTAATTCGCCGTCAACCGTGTTCGCCTCTATGGGCGTTAATACGGGAAAAGGGTTTGTTGTTGGCCTTAAAGCTATAGCTGGAAAGGTTGCCAATGCTTCTGAAGATCTTGGTACAGGCGCAGTTGACTCAATGTCTAATGCGCTGGCTGGTGTATCTGATGCTTTGAATACTGATGTCGATCTTCAGCCGACTATTAGGCCGGTTATTGATATGACGGACGTAGAAAACGGCTTAAATTCAACCTTTGGTAAACAGCAAACCCTTGACGTGTCCGAGAGTGCCGCCACCGCTTCAAAAGTTAGTACGTCTGGGCAGTCTGTTGCGACAACGGGCTCTGGCGATACGGTTACCGATAATACGAATAATGCAAAAATCCAAATTACGAACTATTATACGGTAAGAAGCGACAGCGATATTCGGAAGATCAGTCAAGAACAGAAGAATCTTTTAGACCGATATAGTCTTGCAAAGGGGGTAGCGGTTACATCATGATAGGTGCTTTTAGTTTTAACGGAGTAGAAAGCAGCACTTTCGATATGGTATGCAAATCTGTCAAGCGGCCGCTACTCCCGGCTGCTAAAACCAAGAGAATCGATCTTCCAGGTTCCTCTGGAGCATACGATTTCGACGACCACGAGTATTCTTTACGGACGATTACAATGAAGGTTACATATTTGGGCACAAGCTTTGAAGAATTACGTACGCGCGCTCGCAGCATTGCTGCGTGGCTTAGTACGGCTTCTTGGGGGCAATTGATCATCAACGATGAGGCTGACAAGTATTATCTTGCAAAAGTGACGTCCGAAACAGACCTTACCACAATGTTTGAGGCTGGCGAAGCTGAGATTACGTTCGACTGCCAGCCTTTTGCATATTCTGTTGACGAATCTGAGTTTAGTTTCGCTGCAACGGGATTAACCAATTATGAGTTTTCCAACCCAGGGACACGCCATATCGACTATCACAGCCCGTATGGAAGCGAGTCCAAAATAACAATTGTCGGTACATGGACCACGTTGAGTCTGGCGATGAATGGTGCTACTCTTTCATATAATGAAGCTGCTACCAGCAGTACATTGGTGATCGATAACGTAGAGATGACGGCACTTCTTGGAACAACAAACAAGTTTAGTGTGTTGTCTGGCGATATTGATACCTTCTTGAGCATCATTTCTGGGAGTAACACCTTAACCGTCAATGGAACAGGGCTTAATGTCACCGTAACAATTGATTTTATCCCGATGTGGATTTAAAAAGAGGAGGGCGATGACGCCATGATAAAAATTCTTGATAGTAGTCTTGTCCGGTTAGGCGTCATTAGACACGCCATTACCTCCAGTAGGCTTGAAGAGATAAATGGAGAAAACGTTCTCGATTTTACTGCCGTATTGGATGAAAAATTGTCAAGTTTGATCACTCAAGACTCGGTGTTCGAATTAGACGATGACTATTTCGATACGGCAGTCTTCAAGACTATTGCTAACGAAGACAACACTTATACTGTTGAAGTCGAGGCCGATCACGTGTCTTATAGACTCAACGATGCAGATTACAATGTTGAATACTTCACAGAAACCGGTACGCCGACCTATATTCTTGGCAAAATTCTCGAAGGAACTCCATTTACGGTCGGTTCTGTCGAGTTTACGGACGCTACGACATATTCTGCACAAGAAGCAAAGAGCCGTAGGCAGCTTCTTATGGAGTTTGTGGCCTATCTCGGTGGTGAACTTTCAGTTAACAAGTTCGAAGTTAGCATTGTAACGCATCTCGGTTCTACTACAGCGCAGCCGGTAATCAAGGACCGGAACGTTAAAATCGTCTACAAGAACGTTAATAAACGTACATTGGACGACGAAGGAAACCCAACAGTATCTTACGGCTGTACGCCGATATATTTGCCAGGGGACTCGTATTCTCTTGGGGATGAGATTATTCTTATTCAAAAGAAATTGGGAATTCAAGAAAGTCTGCGGGTTGTCAGCATCAATCATGATATTTATGACCCATTGAACGTTACCTTTGAGTTCTCAAATTACATTAACGGGCTTGCGAGTTCTTTGTATGAAATTGCTACAAGCGCCGTGTCAAAAGATGCCTTGTATAACGGTATTCGAATCGGCCCTGAGTATGGTTTTGAGGCCGTCAGAAACGATAAAAAAGCCCGGGCTTACTTCCGCAGCGACGCGATGAAGTTCCAAAGCGGAGACGGATCTGGCACGACATGGAAAGATCGTCTGTATTATGAGTATGACTCTGATCTGGACGAGACGACTCTTGTTTATGACGGAAAATTTACGGCGGCCGTTATTACCGTTCTTCAGGCGTTGATTACGCCCAATCTGTATGCGGAAAAAGCAACCATCGCGGAACTCACTGTTGATTCGCTTGATACCAATCCTAAAGTTCAGAATTATTTACGTGGGGATACGTCCACCATCAACTATTGCCAAATTGTAGGACAGATCATTCAGTTTATATCTGGGACAATTATTTCTACATATGGCGCGACAAGAACTAGTTCTGGAACATGGGATATGGCGTCTAATCCGCAAACGGCCGATTACTATTCAAGTTTGTCAGTCGACGATTCAAGCGGAGCTTATTCTTTATATAATGGCGTAACTTCCGACGCCTATAGCGCGTATCAAGCAGGTCGCGTGTATAGAGCGATCGATGCTTCGTCTTACTATAAAATCACAGGTGTTGATAACTTGGGCTTTGTATATTATGACGTATACACGATTGGCGCTGTAAGTGTAAACTATGAGCAGTTAAAGAATCGCAAAGGCCAACTGATGTATTGGACGGACGATACGCATGTCGCAGCAACAACAGATGAAACTGCATATCCTGTGTATGTTTATCTTTACAACGAGTTGATAAAACTTGAATTGACGTTCGAATACGACGGGGTCAATTACATTCCAAAGATTACGCTTGGGGCTGGAACCGGAACCGGCGATAACGGTAAAGCTAAGATTTACAAAGATACAACAGGGTTCTACATCGACTATTTCAGTACGGTTGACGGAACAAAATACACAATTAAGATTACCGATGACGGCATCGACTTTAGTGGTTTTCCGACGATTTCGTACGCCGAAAACGTAATTATCGAAGGAATATGCCAGGTGTGGGTTCAAACAGACACCCCAACTGCTGCCAAAGCAAACGACCTTTGGGTTGACACGGACGATTATAGTCGATATGACGTAGAGGCACTGCTAGGCGCTCAAACCTTGGCAACTTCGGATGATGAAGTAATAACGGCATCGGGAACGTTTACGATTACGCTTCATTCAGCTTCCGTTGCGGGTATAATCAAGAAAATATATAATATCGGTACGGGAATTATTACTATAGCGGGAACGATAAACGGTATTAGTAACATGTATTTGTTTCCTGGAGAGAGTGTAAGTCTTGTGACCGATGGAAGCGGGTGGAGACACTAATGGGTAATCCAATCTTTCACTTCGACGATGGAGCGGCCAAGCGAATAAGAAATTTAAATAGAAAGTTGATCTCCGGTTTCGATCGTCGCCGGAAACTATTCTTTGCAGCGGGCGATGTTTCGGAAAGTTTTGTTGAGCCTACCGACGGGTTGATTGCTAGATGGACTTTTAACGATTCAAATTTAATAGACGATATCGGAAGCTATGATCTTTCTTACACCGGAAGCATAGGGTATGGGGACGGAATTCTTGGAAAAGCGTTACAATGGCTATTAGCAAGCGCAACCACATTTTCGACAAATTATGCACTTGGTGCGTATTTTCGGAATCGTAATCCTTGGTCCGTTTCGTGCTGGGCCAACACTCCAAATGCTATGGAAATTTTCAAAGTGTCATCGACCTCTACGGAAATTGGGGGCTCAATGCCGTCCATATTTATAGACTCTTCAGAGTGTAAAGCGCGAATCGGTCTATCTGCATACGATGTTATTGGGCCGGGAATCCCTCTTAATGTCTGGAATCATATTTGCGCAACATACGACGGCACGAATTTATCCTTGTATATAAATCTAGAGAAATCCACCGGTGTTAATACACAAACGTATTCTGATAGTTATAGAACTTATTGGAAATTGGTTGGTTCCGTTTATCCTTCGGGTTTCGGATTATTGGACCAGGCTAGGATATATAACCGATGCTTGACTGATGAGGAAGTCGCAATGCTATATAAAGAACAAGGATTATGGAAGAGGGTGAATTTATGATTCGTCAAAAACCGGTAACGTCTAAAACCGCTACCGCAACATTAACGTATTCGGAGATGGGTGATGTAGTTGTAAATTCATCCTCTGCGACCACGATCACGCTGCCTAGCCCTTTGAGCGGGTGTTGGTATCGAGTCGTAAACATAGGAACGGGTACCGTATCCGTTTACTATGGAAGCACTTTAGCAACCCTCGCACAGTATAGTCACGTTTTAGCGTTGGCGAACGGTACAAGTGGATGGTGGGTTGCCAAAGGTCTTGGTGCTATCACAAAATCAGAAGTTGAAGCGGTTCTCACTGGAGAAATTTCGACGCATACCCATGCCGATAATGTTTTAAGCGGAGCAAGCGCTCCGACAACCGCGACGGTTGGGACATTAGGGCAATTGTATCTTGAGACGACCACTCCAAAAGCGTATATTTGCACGGCCGTGGCGGATCCTGTGTACACTTGGGACGAATTAGGCGGCGGAGGAGCGGCCACATTTATTGAGTTAAACGACGTTCCAAGCACATATTCCGGGCAAGGAGGTAAACTCGTAAAGGTTAATTCTGGCGAAACCGGGTTAGAGTTTGGAGATGCCCCGGCAAGTACCTTTACTGGATTATCCGACACTCCTTCCAGTTATTCTGGTGCCGCCGGAAAAATTGTACGCGTAAACTCAACGCCAGACGGTCTTGTATTTGATGACGTTCCCGTTGTGGTTATTCTTGGCATGTATGCTACGTTAACCGATCTTCAAACAGCGCATCCAACAGGGACAGCAGGAGATGCTTATGCCGTTGGCACATCGACAAGTAATGAAATTTATATTTGGGATCCAGATACGACCGCGTGGGTTAGCATCGGGGATGTTAAGGGGCCACAAGGAGCCGACGGCGCGTCCGCTGAAACTTTTTGGGGAGGAATGTAGTTTATGGCCACAATAACAAACAAACGTCTATGTGCTGGTACGTTAAGCGGCACAGAAGCAACGCTATATACGACGCCAGCAAGCACAACGACCATTGTAAAATCTATAACCATATCTAATATATCAGCAGCGGCTGTTACTGCATTCCTTGCGCTTAATGATGTATCGGTTATGTACGGCGTCGGTCTTGCCGCTGGAGAAACAATAACTATTTCTCCATTCGACCAAATAATTCATGCAGGAGAAACAATTAAAGGCTACTCCGATACGGCAAGCGCTATCACGTATTATATAAGCGGGAAGGAGGAAGTCTAATGCCCTACTTAGTTACCGATAGGGAAATGCAACGCTTTCAAATTGGTGCGGGGAGTAACTACGCGGATGACTATACGTTGGGCAATGGTAACGGAGCGGTAACCGCCTACGAAGCAACGTCGTACGTCGTAATCGATAAAACATGCACCGTTATCGGCTTTTATCACAACACATATGCGACTGGCGCACATACGGTTAGTATAAAAGACGCTTCGGATAACGTTTTAGCTACCGCTACTGAAACACTTACGGCAACCGGACTTCACTATTTTGAATTTGACACGCCATTAGTGTTGTACAGCGGTATCACATACCATTTCTATGTTCATACCCCGACAACAAGAATCCAAAGACTTAGTTCATTATATACCGGAACATATTGGCACTGTACGAAAACATATTATCCTGCGGCCTATAACGAAACGTTAGCGGTCGGAATCAGGGTAAGATACTAAAAGAGGAGGCCAACCATATGAACAACGCTTGGGACTATGTAAAAGGGCTATTCGAAAATCATATTTTTGTAATTTTGGGGATAATTTGGGCGACCATTTCTTCCTTTCTGTTTCCGGAGGAATGTTATTTAACGTCCGCCGGAGCAGTATTAGGAATGATGGCTCTTGATTTAGTCACCAAGCTATATTCGTTAGCAAAAATAAACCACAGTTTTATGAAAGCCATTCGAGGGCACGCAATAAATAG